GTCCAGTACGATGCAATAGCTTTGGACTCAAAAATATCATAAATAGATTTTGCCATAATATAATTCCTCCTATTTCTACTTTATTGTGTTACTTAAGCTACAGTCACTATTGTCTTAGCTGAGCTAGGCGCTTTGCCAATGCCAATTGCTGCCGCCGCAGGCTTAACTGTAATAGAACCGGCAGCCAAAGGCGTAGACGTTGTTTTTACTTCAAAGATCGCAACTTTTTTATCTACTGAAAGCGTAATACTTTCAACTGTAGCCTTTACAGTGGTTTCTCCAGTAATCGTCCAATTGGTTTTAGATGTGGCCGCGTCAGAATACGTTAAGCCACCAGCTAACGGAACTTCAACAGTATCAGTGCCAACTTCGGTTGCTCCAACTTCATAAGTAAGTGCAACAACAGGCCCATAGTCAACCGCGATTGTATCTCCAATTGGAACAAACTGAATCTGCTTTAAAGCAGTAATAGCATCTGCAGAAGGCACAGCAGGTAAAGCTACAGTTTTAATGAACCCGTGAATAACTACAGCCATCATAGCATCTCCATCAGTAACATCATAATCATTGAGTACAACGCCAACCGCAGTTGCATCATTTGCAGGATAGATTGTGCCTGCCTTTACTACATATCTTCCATCTACCAATGTAGCAAGCCCTGGAGTCACCGCATCTGCTTTCGCATGTTTGAAACCAAGTGCTACATAATGATCTGGCGTAGCGAGAATCTGAGGAGTCGGTGCTCCGTATTCAATCGCTTTCATTTTCATTGCCATAATATATTCCTCCTATAAATTACTTATTTTGTTTCTGAACTTGTAGGTTGAACACCCATCATACTAAGTTTGATTTGAGCAAGGCTTTTACCAAAACTAACTGAGGGATCTGTGGATTGTCCACCTTTGTCTCCATCAACGGGAGGTGTTCCAGCAGGTTTCCAACCAGCAGGTTTACCAGGCTCGGTCTTGCTTGCAAACAAAAATGCCTTGTCCTTACGAATCGCTTCACACTGCTCTTTGAATCCTTTTGTGATCTTTCCTGATTCGTCTACTTCGATGGTATCAAGATCGAACAAACTCATGACCATCTCAACATCATGTGGCTTTCCTTCGGCATCATCCAGCAGGCTAAGCTTTACGGCATTTCGCTTTCGCTCTGCTGCAAGTTCCTGTTTGTACTTTGCATCTGCAGCCTTGTTGGCATCCTCAAGCTCCTTGACTTTAGCCTGGAGTTCAGCAGCAGTGCCTTCAAATTTCTTCAAACCTTCAATTTGCTTGTCTCTGTCGGCCAACGATGCTCTGGTTGTTTTCAACTCATTATTAACTTCGTTGAACCTGTGAATTGGAATGTAGTTGCTATCAATCGCCTCCTTATGAAGCTTTAGGATATTTGTTGCTTGCTCCTCAGTAAATCCTGCTTCCAATAATTGTTCCTTTGTCATTGATATTCTCCTTTCGATGCTACGCTTTTTACGTGGTTTCGTCCACGATGCATCTTATTTTATCTTTTTTATTATATTAATCTTATTTATAATTATTTGATTTTACAATAGAATTAATTATACAGATAGATAGATATATATACAGATAGATATATATACTGATATTTATTAAGACGCTCAAGATCTTTTTGCTAACAACTTTAAGTCGGCTTATATCCATATTGTGAAGCAAATCTGCTTTCTTTACAGAGCAAGCCAACTTGTTGTTTTTAACTCTATTCATCGTCATCACTATTCTACAGTTACTATTATATCACAAACGCTGGTAATGTAAATAGCAATTTCATATTATTTTCCAATTTCTTTAATATTTTTTGATGGCTTTGCTCATTCTCACTTTCTCATTTGTTCTCTCGTCATGCCTGATGGCGTAACAGCCTTTGGGGGGGTTTTACTCTAATTTGCTCAATTTCAACCACGATAGTTTTCTTTCCGCCAATCATCTCCGTGCTTATTTTCTTTACTTTGAATTCGCCAGCGGTCGCGGTTTCTTCCTGGTTAGCAAATTGTGGGCTATATGGCTTAAGATTTATTCCCTTTGCTCCTTTTACTTTGTATAGAACAGGAGACTCAAAATCCACATCATCGTTGCCGGATATAACATCCTCAACCCAGTCTTTTGAGCGTGTAAACGAACGAACGCCAAGAATAAATTTTGTTCCCTTTTTAAGGATTAAGTCCGGGTTAGCACCAAGTTCCTCAACTCTATATAATTCTTTGTTATAAATTGGAGCTTTGTCAATCAGATCAATCATGGTGGCCGCAGCATCTATAGACTTTTGATCATAATATTGCAAAAGATCATTTTCATTCTTTAGCAACGCTGTGGATATTTCGGAAAGACCACTTCCACCCGCTGTAAACTCCAATAATGCATCCTCAAGGTCTGTCAATGGTTGGCCCTCTGGGTTTGCTCCGGCCCCCGAGAGGGAAGCAACCTTATCATATGATGGATTATAAAGGATGTTGGTTAAGTCAATGCTGTAGGACATCAGAGAGGCCATGCCCAATAAGGACATATGAGGCATATCGACATTTAAGAACTTGTGTCTTTGAGCCTTTACTCTAGCTTTAAATTCAGGACTGCCATATTGCTCAACCCATTCGAAGAAGCTTACGTCCTGGCCAAGTTTGATGGACTTGCCTTTTCCATCCTTTGCTCTTGCAACCCTATCGTCAGCAACCTTGCCTATATCATCATCCTCAAAATATGGTATGGTCGTTGAACGACAATTCGGATGTAGAGGAGGCCAGTTTATTCCTGGCATTGCCTCTTTTATAGGGAATGTTTTGCCATTAAGCTCTCTGCAAATATCAGATGTTCTAGCGTCTAAAATGGCAACATACTCATATTCGCCTATTCCATTATCAATATATGCTTGCATTGTGGCTTTATTGATAATGTAATTCATTTCAGTGCGAGCCAATCTCTTGGCATTATTGTAACTAACATCAAGCTTTTGAGAAAGTGTTCTAGCTACACTAGCAGGACCTTTGCCTCTAACGAATTCCTGCGGTAGAATTTGCTCAAGCTGTTTAATAAGTTTGTCTTTATTAGCCCATATTCTGTCACTATAATTTTGTCCAAGCCACTTTTCTTTTACTGCAGCCTCAACTGTCCTTTTATCAGGAGTTGTAAAACTAATCCCAAGCTTGGCCTGTTTTTGAGCATTGAACATCGTACGATAATAACTATCCTCATAGCCTTCCTTCAGAACCTTTCCGAGTGAGGCAGATTGACCTGCATATAGCTTCTCAATATTATATCTTATGTTATTGTTGAGTTCCTCCAGACGGGTCACGTAGGCCTTTCCAAAGAGCCGCTTCAAATGAGACATATATTCCTTCGTCATAGGAGTGCTGCCCATTTTAGCAATCTCATCAAAATATATTTTTGCCTGATCGTTGAAGCTTTTTTTCTTGCTTGGCTTTAATCTTCTCCTCGCCTCAGCTAAACTTATTTTATTTTCTTTTGCATACTTAGAATAAAAAGCGTGAATCTCTTTTTCAATTTGCGCACTAGCAGCTTCATATGCCTTTTTCAATTCGCGCTCGTACTCAAGGACAGACTTTTCACCGCTTAGGACAGTTGCCTCAGCTCTTCTTATCCAATAATTCTTGTTCGGATTTACAGGCATTATGTCACCTCTTCTGCTTAATCATCCTCGTTCCGGTTCTCATTGCCAAAGCCGAACTCATCTTCATCTTCGTTTAGCATTTCTTCACGTTCTCTTTTCATGCGCTCCAATTCCCTTGTTGCATCTGTAACCCAAGGATGATTTGTAAGAATTGTCTCGTCACTAATGATACCAGCAGAATCTCTGCAGCTTGCGATGATTTCACTTTCATTAGTAATGTTGTCAGTATTGAACACGATTTCGTATTGCTCGTCCATAAAATCGCCAATGCCTTTGTTAAGCATGTCTACCTTGATAAACCAGATTAGATTATCAAGAGACGCAGAGAATTCATTAGCCATGTCCTGCATATCGTTATCAAGATCTGCATATCTAAATTTAAGTGCCACTCCTGAGGCATTACCAAAATTTTCAATCTGAGTATCTACACCAGAACCAAACTCATAGATGTCTTTCCTAAGTCTGTTAAGATGGCTATCAATTGCGGCAATATCAAGTTTGTTTTCCACAGTAGTCATATCGCCATCACCAGCCACAAATACCGTCCTAAATGTAGCCAGGTTCTGGACGAACTCGCCTTTGTCAGTGCCATCGTAGTTCTTTACTACCTTAATACTATTAGGAACATCTTGAAGCGTATTCGACGTATCTGAAGTGTTGATATCATAGTCGTCTATCAGAGGCTTTACCCACTTCAATAGGCTAATTTCGTCCTGGTTGTATTTGAATGCAATGAATGGAATTCGCTCCCACGTTGCCTGCTCATTGGCAAACACCTGATTGCCGTTCTCGTCCAGTTTCGGTTTGCCATCTTCGTCAATTACAGGCTTCGTAACAACAAAGTGGCCACGTACCTCACCAGTTGGGCTTGCATCTAAATCAGGCTCAAGACCTTTGTCTCCTTTGATATAATACCATACGCCTTCAACAGTATGATATTCCACTTTAACGACTTCCTTCTTGTTGCCGTCCGCGTCATATTCAAACATAGTATAGAAACGAATAACACCATCAAGTTCAGTGTGATCAGCATCTGTCCAAAATGGAATTACCTCGTCAGAAGGAATTCTCTTAAACTTCAAATTGCCTTCCCGATCGTAGTACGGCTGAATCCATGCAATACCATTAAGAATTGCGTGCTTGCCTGTATTTTTTAGAATACGCAAAAACGAACGGTCGATGTACTTGCCAAGTTCCTCACCGAATTTGTCGTTATCGCATTGAATTGTTAACTCTCTACCAAGCAGGTAATTGACTTTTTGATTTGTTAGCTTTTTTAAAAACGGATGAGGGAGCCTTGCATTGCTTAGGTTCGTTACCTCCTGCTTTATTCCTCTTCTATCAATGTAGTATCTCTTGCGTTCGATTATATCGTTTTCATTTCTATAATACTTTTGCGCTTTATTCATCATAGCTAACTCTTCGCTATTCTCAAACTCAGCAATACATGAATAAAGGAAAGATTCCTGAGGCTGTCCAGTGTTGCTAAGTCTCTTTAATCTAGCGGTTGCTTCAGCCATAGCGGGCGACTTATAATTTGTGTATGTGCTGAAATACATCTTTCAGCCTCCTTTTATTATTACCATATGGTTTTATATTACCAGCTAAAGTTGCTTGAACCGAGATCCTCCGTAGCATACCGTAAAGCGTCCATCAAATGGTTGTATTCTTCTATTGGATCGGTTGTTGGTTTATTCGTATTCTTGTCGGTTGCCCATACATAGTTGTTAAATTCAACAATGCAATTTACACAAGAAGGATGGACATATATTTTATAGTCCTGCAATTTTTGAATGCCAGCTTTAACTGATCCTTTGCCCTTCTTAGCGCCAACTATTCGTCTAAGTCCTAAGTCCTTCAATTCATCAATCGTTTTTGGATCAGCAGAATCGGCTATTATTCTGGCATTCTCAAATCCTTTGTATTTCAACGAAGTGTATATGTCTTTGTTCTTCATTTGCGTTTTATACATTTCGTCGTATATGAATATGACCTTTTCTTTCTCATCAGCCAATAACGCGATAAAGGCTGTAGGGTCATTTGTATAACCAAAGTCAAGGCCATGTAGTTGTCTATATACTGGAGTATCGTCGCTTCTTAGCTTTCGTTTTAGAGCATCAGCATCAAAGTCAAGTTCCTGCCAATTCTCAAATACCAATCCTTCTGCGATACCCCATTCACCAAGACCTTCAATGCTAAACCTTCGAGGATTCTTTTCCTTCATTTCCTCAAATATCTTCAAATCATCAGGACCAAGGAATTCGTTGCAATCGAAGTTTTTAGTAATAGCTAAGATATTGCCATCTTTACTAAGACCATTACTGCCTACCTGATCGAAGAATCTCTTCTTTAGCCATATCTTCTCAGACCAGGGGTTAAACGTAAATGTATGTTGTTTGAATAATGGCTCTGGCATTTCGCCTCTGATTGACAAATCAACTTTATCAAAATCTGCCTCATTGGTTATTTGAAATGCCTCTTCCCACCATACCCAGCACAGATAACCATCTTCAACAGTAATAGAAGTAATGCTTTGAGGATCATCCAACCCACGAAACATTATCTTCTGTCCACTTGGTATATACGTTAACTCAAGCGGTGATTTATTCGCTTTCCATAGATGACTAACACCTAACCTATTTATAGCCCATTTAATTTGAGCAAATGTACTATCGCGATGAGTAACGAAGTATTTTCTAATAACAAGCGCGCAAGGCTTCAATCGATATAACTCCCAGAACTTCATCATCATGTATGGATACCAGAGTGCTGACGTACAGGACTTCTTGCTGCCACGACCACCTTTTACTACTCTATATCTGCCTTTGAATTCCCAGAACGTCTTGTAGCCCTTGCCGATTAGTTTTGGGAGGTTCTTGTTAACTACCAATCCATTTGTCATTAATATCTACTCCATTTTATGTTTTACTATTGATTTGATTCGTTAGTAACCTCTTTTTGGTATATAATACAAAGGAATATATAACAGAAGAATAGATATAACAGAGAGAGAATAGATATAAC